ATGGAAGAAAGGAAACGTTTCTGGGATGGTTGGAGAGTTGAAAACGACTTTCTGATAGACCATTCTAAAGATTTATTCACTCAAACAAGAACTAGAGCGCAAGCTTGAGTTAATGAAGCCGCCTATTGTGATCATTCAATGGCCGAATCGTGAAATACGTTTAGCACACCCTTATAACATCGCCTGACTTTTTACAGAACTCCCCTTTTTGGTAGCTTGGGGAGTTCATCAGTTTATATTAGTAGGTTATTTTTGTTCAATATTTTTACATAACAAAAAATATATGTAGAACAACTTATTTTATTCAGTCGAGTAAATGCGTTCTTTAGAGAGATAGCCTTTGTTGACCATCAGCAATAAATCTTGCAGTGAAGAGCCTTCTATCGGGTCATTAGGTCGATAGTAAGTGACTCCACCAAAGGCGACGTAGCTATGTTGACCATAAGCTCTCTTTCCACCGACTTCCCCATCTAAAAAAGTATCAACTGGTACTGAATAGCCCGCCCGTCCATAGCCTTCAATGCCACATAAGGCCATTTCTTCAAAAGAGCCGTAGTAAGTCAGTAAAGATTCTTTGATGAGCTTGTGACGTTGTTTGAATGCTAGGGATTTAACTTGTTTGTTTAAATCGAAATATCTGTGATGTTTGGGTTTGTGCCATTGTTTCAACATGAGTAGTTCCTTTTTTGTCTTTCAAAAATAAGAGTCGATCTTGTTCCAGTTTTTCAAGTTGCTTGGTAATTGCAGGTGGGTAGTTGCCCTCTTCTTCAAAAGGCATTTTAAGATTCTTAGCGGCACGATCTAGCATCATGCGGCCTAATGTGGTCATTCGGCGTTTAATGGCAAAGACATCATCTTCTGGGTAACCAATCAGCTTTCCCAGTAGAACAAAGCAAAGGTGAGTTGACCAAGGTAGTCCCTGCCCTTTTTTGATAGCAATTAGGGTATGAATCAGTGGAAGCAAAGAGACAGGAACACGAATCATCACCACCTCTTCTTTAATCAATTTTGAGCCTTTTTTTCTTCCAGAATTAGCGCGTTTTCCACCGCTTGGCATGGTTGAAATCCTTGTGAATTTGAGTAAAAAATATACAAAAACAGGTGTTTTATTGATTTATTGTACAGTATTTTGAAGAAATGTAAACATGAATTCAAAAGCAGTGCACGTGTAAGTTAATGAAAATCATAGGTAATTTGGGGGGTGTGCCATCCATGGCACAAAGTACAGGTGTCTTGTAACACCTGCACTTTGAAAACACCACCCTTCACCCCGCCCTTCGCTACTCCTCCTAACGTCGTCGTAACTCGGGAGGGGTTCGGGCGGATGTTTTAAAAAGCAAAAAACAACAAGAGCAAAAGCAAGAGCAAGAACGCTAGCCGCTAGGCATCAGCCGCCGGGGAATGCTTCCCCGTCTGCTGTGCCTAGGAGCGTATGTTTTTAGGTGAGCGTGTTAAAGAACGGTGGTTGTGCCCATTCTGGGCACTGCACGAGCCTTGACCCCAACCACCGTTCAACGCCTGCTACGCAGCCGATGAACGATAGTTGACGCATCAGGAGTTATAAGAAAACCCAAGGTTCTACGTTAAAACGAGCCGCCAGTGCTTTGATGTGTTTGACCGTGAGCTGGCGTTTACCAGCGAGTATTTCAGAAGCAACACCCTGACTACCAAGTTCAGTTAAGTCAGTCTGTTTAAGTCCGCGTGCGTTCATTAAATATTTCAGGGCTTCTAAGCCAGTCCCATAATCTTCGGGGTGCTGTTGGTGTTCATAGAGGGCAATAGCTGAGCCGATGCGGTCAACTAAATCAGCTAGGGAACTGTCTTGTTCTGCCCCACCTTCATCTAGTAATTGGTCAAGATCAACGACTAGGGAAAGATACTCCGCTTCAGTTTGTGGAACTTTGAGTAAGTTAGCGAAGTAAGGCCAATATTGTTTAGTAATTTGAAGATCAATAGCGCCCATGTTTAGCTCCTTAAGTCGAGTTTGTCATAGTCCGCATGGGTGAGAATGTAACGGATGTAGACTTTCTGAGTGTTGAAGTGGATAGCTGCAATGAGTCGTAAGTGATTGCCCGCTATATCAAAGATGTAATACTTACCCACACGGTCAATGTTGTTAGCACCAAAGGTATTCGTCAGGTCTTGAAAAGTGTTGAATGTGCCACGACGAATAAGGCGATACCAACCAAATAAGCTAGGCTTAGCGTTAGGGTATTTAAGGCTAGCTTCTCTTATTCTAAGTTTGGTAATGATATGCATCACTGAGTCTCTCACTTTGATCAATAAATTATCTCAAATTGAGATTTAAGTGTATAGTTTTTTTCTAATTAACCACCAAAAGGATTTTGGGCAGTCATCAGCGCCGGATTTGGCCGTTCTTCCGGTTGAATCTCTAACGGTGGGCAGGTCACGATCATTTCAAAGTCTTGATACTTGAGTTTAAACAAGCACTTATTGACGATTTTTACCGTCATACCGAGTTCAAAAAGTTCAGTTTGGTTATAGAGATAGTAGCCTTTCTTGGATTCTAGGCGAATGTTGTAAAAGGGTTTTTTGCCATGGTAGTACAAGCTAGTGAGATAGACCGATTCTGCTTTTTTTAGATCGGCGAGCCAAAAAGGGTCAGGCTGTAACGTAGTCCGAGGGACATTAGCCACATGAGCAGTATTAGGGTTAGGAGCCTTACCACTACTAGGGACAGTAGTTTGAGCGGGAAGCGAATCAGTTTGACCAGGAACAAAATCGGCTTGCTGATCAGTTGGTAAGGTTGAATTAGTGGCATTCGTTGAACCTGTAAAAATAGAAGGGAGGCCATTATAAAAAACAAAGGCGACTGCAAAAAGAATAACACCTAGCATCATCACCAAGCGCGGATCTGAAAGGACACTTCCCCCCGCTTGGGTGTCAGTGACCTGTCCCGTCGCGGTGCTTTGATACAGTTCAAAGACCCATTTCGGAATACGCCGTTTACGAACGACGTAAATATCAGCTTTAGAGCCGGGCTGTGAAGCGAGGTGAAAGGCTTCATTATAAGTGCCCTTCAGGAGTTTGGTTTTTATAGCATTGTTGATGTGCTTAAACGCAGTTTCAGCCACTGCCCTGACAACCGGATGGACCAGCTTAATGCTTGGAGTGGTTACGACAATGTCCCAATTCTTGTGACGATGTTTTTCTAATGCCAGGGCAAGGGTCGGAAAGCAACCGGTAGCCGTTGCAGCATCCAAACCACCCGGGAAATCAAACTGTTTGAATTGAGTAGCTGTAATGCTTTTCGGATAAATTTCTTGAATTTCATCCAAGAGCAGCAAAGCACCTTCAGGCACCCAGTGAAACCACCGACGGAGTTTTTCGAGGTTTTCCGATTCGGTCGTATCTATGTAAGTGAGTTGAAAAGAGTCGGGTATCTCTTTCTTTTTAAACTCTTTTACAGCGGATAAGACGCTAATCACTTTGTCAGGGTCAGAGAGTCCCCTTACATTGGTGACAACATGGCGACCGGCAAAAACAGCAGGAACGAAGTCGTTCCACACAGCACCCGAGGTCTTATAGGAGCCGGGCGCACCATGGTAGATTTTCAGTGACATTAGAAAATCCCTTGACCACCCAAGAAGCGGAAGATATAGCGGGTTAGATAGGCGTTAAGAATGGTGTTCAAAGCTTCAGGAATCCGAAAATAAAGCATGAAACCTAAAATTTGATTATCTAAATGGGCATACATGCTATTTAAAAAGCCTGTGATGTTTAAATCTTGCATGATTTGAGCGGCAATATCCCAAGAGAATTAAACCATGAAAATTAGGCTTTGCAGCTTTAGTTTGTGCCACCAAACGATAATATAAGCAAACACATCAACAATGAATTGATAGATGCCATTCTTAATAAAGTCGACTACGGTTTGAACTAAATCAAATAAGCCGACATCAGCCCTCGCCTCTTGTGCTGCCAAGAATAATAAGACCAGCAAATAAAAACGCAATGCCATAGATATAATTCCCTATTACCGATAGAGCTTGTTCAAATTGAGTAAAGCATAAAGAAAAATCAATGTTAAGTACCGGAATATGAATGGAGTCATAACAGGGTAATGCACCAGCACCCGTCGGTGTGGTCACATTGGATAAAAAGTTAGTCATCTGGCCTTTAACACTATTCAAGGTAGAAGCGTACTGTGTTTTAAGGGTTTCAACTTCGGTTTGAATTTGAGCAGTAGATTCAGCAAAGGAGCCTTGTGCAGTGGTAGAGGCTGAGCCAGTCACCGCATTTTTAATAGCATCCGTATTGGCAGCCGTTAACGATGAAGATTGTTTAATGCCCCCTGTATCGGACTTAATAGCGTCCAGTTGAGCATTACTTGCATCCAGTTTGTCCGCAATCTGTTCTTCACCGGAGCTAATACCCTCACCTGAATTATCATTGTCTTCAGGGTTTACACCTGAACCACTAGTAGCCGTGCCTTTTATGTAGCCGTTGGTGTCTGGACTGTCACCCGTGGGATTGCCTTGCTGGTCAGTACCTTTGCAAATTTTTAGGCCGGTGTCGGTAACAAACGAGGTTGTTCCCGTCGGGCAAGAAGTCGTATCTTTAGGCGGTACGCAATAAAGGGTAGAGCCAAAATAAACACCTTCCATGCCTTGAATACAGTTTTTAGGTGTTTCGTCAGGGTCGTTATGCTCATCAGGTTTAATACAGCCAGTTTGTCCGTTGAAATCACCGTAATAACTACCCGTCGGGCAGCCGGGATTTTTAGGACTACCACACGTCAGCGCACCATCTTTAGTGGCGGTAATGCCAATTTGTCCGGTAGGACAGCCGGGCGTAGTCGGTGCACATTCACATTTGTAGGTATCATCACTAAAAATAATAGTTGATGTCTCTACATCAGTTGCTGATTCACAGTAAAAATAAGCAACGCCGGACATATCACCACCCGCACCACCGCACGATGTTGAACAGGCTTGTTGTTTTTTGGAGCAATCCGGCGCAACACAAGCTTCACCTACTTTAACTTGATCACCCGGGCATTTACATCCGCCCGCGCCATCATCTTCAAAAGGGTATTGACAGCCAGCGGGCGGAGGATCTTCACACAGACCCGTCGTAGCGTTTTGAACTTTACCGGAAGGACAGACACAAGCGTCATTAGGAGACCCAACAATCTTAGTTGTGCCGACAGGGCATTTACAGAGCCAGTTAACATAGTCGGGAAATGCACTATCAACACAAATCATCTGATCCTGAGTCTGAAGAGTACCGCCCGCCGAATTTTTACATGCCCACGTATCCCGCGATAGGAAAAGTCCTGTGGTTGGAACGCTACTAATTTTAGAGATTGAGCCACCATAGGAAAGCGCAGTATTACAACTTCCTCCCCACGTCTGAGTAGCTGGGATTTTACCGCCCGCAAAAGCAGGGTTAGTAATTCCGACTAGTAAGAGACAAGCCCACAAAAAACGCATAAGCCAAAATCGTTGCATAGATCAGTTCAGCCATTGATTAAACCTCTAAAAACAAAGGAGCTGATTCAGCCCCTTTGCCTTTCTTACCTACAGCGTGCCTTTGAGTATTTTGAGGATGAGGTTCACAACAAACATGCCCCCCACCACTGCAATAATAATGGCACCCACGCCTAAACTACCGTTATGCGCCTCGGTGATAGCATCTTCAGCATTCGTAACAACAAAGCTGATATCTGCTAAAACAGGGATAGGTAAAAGTCCCAATAAAATCAGTAGTAAACGCTGCATAATTCACCCCTTTTTAAAAAGCCCGATCATGGATGGAATAGAAAGAGATCGGGCAGTCGGGAGTAAATTAAACCTTACGCATCATCTGAATAATCATGCCGACAACGATTAAACCGGCAACGGCCAGAACGACATAGCCGCCGACGGTTTGGGCAGCAGTACCGGCATCACCCACCGCGGTTTGTGCGCTAGAGACTAAAGCAGCGGTATCGGCATTAGCCATAGGCACAGCCAGTAAGCCCGCCAAGCCTAGACAGAACGCTAAGAAGCTAGCAGCCACTGCATTTTTTGATTTGTTGAATAATTTAAACAT